TCGAACCGACGACTTACAGGTTAAAAGCCCGCTACTCTACCAACTGAGTTACAGACCCAAATAATGTGGAAAATATTCAGTTGTCGATGTTCGGTGTGGTCTCTCTCGACCACTTGATTAGAATACCACCGTTTGGTCTCTGGGGGGAGATTGGTGGACACTTAGGAAACCGTCACTGGTAACAAACAAAAAAGGGGAGGAAACTTTTGGTTTCTCTCCCCTGTCTTTGCTTTTATGGATTACATCTTACATATGTCTTTCCATATCCGCAAACAGAGGAGTACCCTCAATATGCCAATAGCGCATATCAAGATTACTAAACTGTTTGGTGGGCATTGGATAAGACATTGTTTTCGACCTAAGTGTGTTTATTTATAAGACTTTTTTGTTAAAAAGTCAACAGGCTCACCAGGAATCGAACCTGGGACAACCGCTTAGAAGGCGGTGGTTATATCCGCTTAACTATGAGCCCAAGAGGCCTCCCTGTTTGTGCATCGATGAGAGGCATGGGAGGGACAGGACTTACACAGAGTTTGGACCCCTGTTGCCTATGAGAATATTGTACTACTGTTTGGGGCAGGTGTCAACCCATGGAGCACAGAGTCTCATTTCGCCACCAAGTAATCTTTGAGCCTCAGAGTTATCTGGAGCTTTCTCAATCAACCGTGGCAAAGGTACTCTAGGTGGTTCTGAGTCTCTTGTCAAGCGTTCGTACTCTCTGATTGCTTTATCAATATCACGTTCAACTCTTCTCTCCACCACACCAGGATCTTGGAGAAGAACCTCATTGATTATGGTCTGTGGGAACAGAGTCCTCTGTACCTCGTCTAGAAGGTCCCAGAGGCGCTCCTGAGGCACTCCTGAGCATTGGGAGAGGGTTGCTACGATACCACTGAGTATGACGCTTATAAGGATTATCTGCTTCTTATCTGGTTTCTTCTTTCCGAAGTTAAAATTAAACATAAAAAAAGAGGAGTAGCAACCGCTCTCCTCTATTTATTATTCTATTTTATCAAACCTCTACCGTGATCAGTTTGGAAGCATACTGATGAGCATACGAAGTGCGGGCACCATGAATGCCCCAACCAATCCAACTATACGCATAGTTCATGTAACGGTCGATAGACTTACCAGGAGTTTTCATCCTGTCTTCGATACGTTGCCATTGAACCTCAGTCGTTAGATAACGAAGTTGCGTGTGAAGTTCTGATGGAGAACCACCATACTTCTTAGCAAAATCACCCAATCCATAATAACGGTTGGCAGATGTCCATTGGATCAGTCCATAACCGCCGTAGCAGCTATGCCAACTGGTCCTACTACCACCTTCGCAGATATTAGGCACGAACATAGATTCTTGCTTAATATTGCCCAGGATAGTAGCAAGGGCGTTTCTGTCTCTAATACCACGATCCTGGAAGTATGCCAGGGTAGCATTCTCATGTTCATTACACCCTTTACAAATTAGCCTTTTCTCTTTTGGCATTGGTGTTGGTGCAACCTCTAGGATTGCTGTCTTCTCAGGTTCAAACTCTTTAATAATTGAATAAGGTTTCTCCACTGGCGGAGGGGGACCTTGCAGTTTATAACTAGAGAATGGCAGTGTTGCCGTATTGGTTGTAACCATCGCCACTAGAGGAACGGCTACAGTAAAGAAGTTTAGCATTAAAATTAATTGAACTCTACATCCGTATAGAGAAAGGGGTAGACCTTTTTCTCAAAAGGCAATCTCCACGGCTCTAAATCAACTCAAAGTCTCATTATAAAAAAACCCACCTTAAGTGGGTTTAAACATTATAAGTTTTTATTTAGGATTAGTCAAGATTGCGGTTCTATGGAAATAATTTCCAATTCACTTTCATCCGGATCAATCCATTCGTAAAATTCTGCAAGAATAGCGCGAGCGTCATCTATAGAAACATTTTTATCTGCAGCACGATCAAGAGACCACTCCCGAACATGAGCCACAATATCTTCAGTCGTCGCGTTCATAATAATCTTTTCGGAAGTATCTATTAAGTATGTTGGAATTGTAGTACCTCGGGGTTCCGTCGTCAAGTCCTTCTGTAAGGACATTGTTGAAGAAGAGTTGTCTTGTTTCTTCAAAGTTTGTTTTGCCCTTTGTTTTATGTAATGATAAAATAGTGCGCGTAAAATTCTCCCTACCATATTTTTCTATATCTTCTTTGAGTTCTGGACATGATCCGTAATATTTTTTCCAATCAGACTCTGATTTAACCTTTCTAGATTTTCCCTTCGGTGTGCGGAAACTCCAGAAATATTTTCTACCAATATAATCCCTACCAGTTTTAGTGCAATGTATATGATATACAAAACCAAAATAATCCTGTATATCACTTGAACCAAATACTTTTCCATTGTAGGTCCAAGGATTTTCATAGTCAATATCTATACTCATCAATAATATCAAGAACTTCGTTCAGATATTTATTAGCAAGTCCTTTGGCGTCCCAACTTGGTTGATCTTTATATAGTCTGTCTTTTAACTTTAATACACGAACTTTTATTTCGTCTTTAGTTAGTTGATTTTTAGGCATAAAAAAGAGGAGATTAATCTCCTCTATCTATAATTAATTAGTCATTTGCACCTAACCATTCTTTACAATAATCATAATCTCCAAACATAAATTCATCACATTCTGCTGCCTCCTTATAAGCATTCAGAATTTCTTGCTCACACCACTCATCATAATTGGAATCCTGCGAAAGTATTTTTGGTAACATCTTGTTTAATACCTCCTACAACGTAGGATTCGACTTCTGTTTCTTGTGGAGCAACTTGAAGACCTTTAGAAGAGATCCAATGTTGCGTCCAAGGGAGAGGGTTATTGTTTGCTGGGATATCATATTGTGGTTTTAGACCAATCGCCTTTAGTCTACGATTTGCAACCCATTCAACATACTGTTGTAACAACTTGTCATTAAGTCCAATCATACTTCCGTCTTTGAACAGATAATCTGCCCATTTCTTTTCCTCACTTACAGCACGATCAAACATTGCATAAGTCCACTCTTCTTCTTCCTTCATGATCTGCTTCATTTCAGGATCATCACCATCACGCCACTTATTCAGAATATTCTGAGTGATTGCTAGGTGTTGATTTTCGTCTCTTGCGATAAGACTAATAATTTTAGCGGATCCTTCCATAAGCTTAAGTTCACCAAAGGCGAAACTACAAGCAAAACTAACATAGAAGCGAATACCTTCAAGAATGTTAACGTTTGCGACTGCTCTATACAGTTTTCGTTTAACATCATTAACGGTTTCCTTTGCGTATGAAACTCCTTCAAGATTATGCATCCATGCATCGGATACACCATATTGTTGTGCAGACTGAATAAAGTCGTCATAAGACTCTGTAACGCTCTTAGCACGTTCTAGAATACGTTCATCGCCAATAATAGTGTCAAACACTTCAGAAGGATCCGAATAAACATTTTTAATGATGTAAGTATAAGAACGACTATGGATCATCTCCATAAATCCCCATACCTCCATACATGCCTCAAGTTCTGGCAAAGAACAATAAGGAATGAATGCCATACCAGGACCACGACCCTGAACAGAATCTAGCATGATCTGATACTTCAAATTAGAAGTATAGATATGCTTTTGTTCTGGACGAAGAGTTTGATAATCTCCTCTATCTTTTTGGAGGGAGACCTCCTCAGGTCTCCAGAAGTATCCAAGTTGTTGAGTTGTTAACCTATCAAAAATTGGATATTTGTAAGAATCATATCTTTGAATCCCAAGAGGTTTTCCAAAAAACATTGGTTGTTTTTTAGTATCAACTTGTTCGGTATTAAAAACCGTCATTCCTTTAATATTCGTTTGTTGTTCCTCTACGGAAGAAATTTTAAACTGCACAGGATTCACACTCTCCCTCCTCTACTGAACTTAACTCGCTTAGCAAATCTTCAAGATTGGGTTTTTCTTCTACGACTTCATCAGTCTTAATATCATAAGTGTTTTGGTAGTAAGAAGTCTTCCACCCGTACTTGTATGTAGTCAAAAAGTCATTTGCCATTACAGAAGTAGGAACTTCATTGTTGGCATAATTTTCTGGATTATACGACCAGTTTCCAGAAATCGCTTGATCGAAGAATTTTTGCATAACTGCAACAATATTAATATAACCACGATTGCTAGGCATATTCCAAAGAATCGTATAATTGTTCTTAAGTGTGTGGTATTGCGGAACAATTTGCTTGAGCGGACCTTTCTTCGATTTCTTAATGGACAAGTAATCTCTAGGTGGTTCGATTCCATTGGTTGCGTTTGACACAACGGAACTGCTCTCCGATGGCATCTGTGCGGACAATGTTGAGTGCCTGAGACCATATTCCAAGATAGACGCTCTAAGAGATTCCCAGTCATGCTGATAAGAAATGGATGAAATTTCGTCTACGTCTTTTTTATAAGTATCAATTGGAAGAATGCCATCAGCATACTTAGTACGTCCAAAGTATTCGCAGTATCCCTTTTCTTTAGCAAGTTGATTGGAAGATTTCAACAGATAATACTGAAATGACTCAGAAAGTCCGTGAACTGCATCCCATGCCTCTTGCGAATCATAGTTATATCCAAGTTTTGCCAAATAGTGGGCAAGACCAATATAACCAATACCAAGCGAACGACGGGCCTTGGTGGCGATTTCTGCAGCTTCTACGGGGTATTTTTGATAATCAATCAACTCGTCTAAACCACGAACAGAAAGATCACAAAGTTCCTCAAGTTCTTCATCAGACTTTACCTTACCAACATTAATTGCAGAGAGAATGCAAAGTGCAATTTCTCCACTTGTATCATCAATATGTTGAATAGGATCTGTAGGTAGAGTAATCTCTTGACAAAGATTACTCATATTAACTTTATCTTTAAATGAGGAATGAGAATTACAATGGTCAATGTTCATGATATAGACACGACCCGTTTCCGCACGTTCTTTGAGAAGGTTGAGAATGAGTTCTTGTGCCTTAACAGTTTTTTTCTTAATGGTCGGATCTTTTTCATATGAAACATAGAGATCGTCAAACTCAGGGAATCCAAAGCTATCATAAAGTCCAGGGACATCATGTGGGGAGAAAAGCGTAATCTCAGCATCCTGAATGAACCTCTCATAGAAGAGTTTGCTGATTTGAATACTGTAGTCAAGTTTGCGAACACGATTATCCTCCGTACCTTTATTATTCTTTAGTACAAGAATATCTTCTATTTCTTGGTGCCAGATTGGGAAGTGTACTGTCGCGGATCCACCTCGTATGCCATTTTGCGTGCAGCATCGGACAGTCGCTTCAAACTTCTTGAGAAATGGTACAACACCTGTATGTTGAACTTCTCCACCTCTGATTTTACTGTTGATCCCACGGATGCGACCAGCGTTGATACCGATCCCCGCCCTCTGTGCAACGTATCGGCCAATAGCCATATCAGAACTAAAGATACTATCGAGGGTGTCATCAACGTCAACAAGGACACAGCTAGCAAATTGTCTAAGCGGAGTTCGCACTCCCGCCATGATTGGTGTTGGGATGTTGATTTTGTGTTTGGAGATTGCGTCATAATATCTCTTTACATATGACATACGGGTTTCTTTTGGATACTCTGCAAAAATTGTCAGAGCAATCATCATGTACATAAACTGTGGGGTTTCATATACGCCGCCACTACTTCTATCTTGCACGAGGTACTTATCAACGACCTGACGTAAACCTGCATAAGTGAAGAGATAGTCACGGTCATGATCAATAAAACTATCAGCTCGTACAATCTCTTCTTGAGAGTATTTGTTAAAAATGTCACTATCATAAACCTCTGCATTTACGCAGTTATAGATATGCTGCTCCAATGAAGGGAGTTCCTTCATTTTTCCATAAAGTTGTTTGCGAACTGCAAAAAGAAGAAGACGGGCAGCAACATATTGATAATTTGGGTGATCCAAATCAATAAGATCACTAGCACTACGAATCAGAATTTCCTGAATCTCTGCCGTGGTAATTCCGTCATAAAATTGAATGCCAGAGGTCATCTCAACTTGACTAGCAGAGACGCCTGCAAGACCCTTACATGCCTCTTCAACCATTAAATGCATCTTGTCTAGGTCAAGAGACTCAATTCGCCCATCACGCTTTTTTACTTTGGTTCCGTTGCTCATATTTTCTTCCAAGTAGTAAATTTTAGTTTTGCTTCTAATCCAGAATAAGTATTTAATTCTATCATAGACTGCACATTCAGTCCAGATAGCACCATATCATTAATATCCTTTTCGTTTACGATAGAAGGCCAGATTACAACTCTTTCTCCATTGTTGATGTGTTGTTCGATTCTACGGTGGATTTCTGCATTACGTGGTTCGTTATCATAGATCCACACACAATTGTCAATGCCCCACTTACCAACATCACCGTCTGCACCGCAAAGAGCAATTGAGTTTGGTACGAAAGTTGAGTCGAATGGACCTTCCGTGATGTAGACAGTTTGATCCTTTTTGATTTCATCGAGACCATAAATTTTTGGTGCGTCATCGTCAAGCATTATAGTGATGTATTTAACTTTACTGGGACCAATCGATCTTCCTTGAAATCCGACTAAGTTATTTTGATAAAACAAAGAAATTATAATCCTTGGTTCATCTTTATCCGTATTGTCGAATGTGTGGCGAAGAGAATTAGTCCACTCTTTAAATTTTTCGGTGTAATAATAGTTATCTGGATTTATTTTTCTACTTTCCAAATATCTTTTTGCTATTAGATTTTGCGAAGCTTTTGGCAAATCTAATTTTGGTCTAAATTTTGGAGTTTCAAATTTAAACTCTGGTTCACTTACAGTGAAATTTTTTCCAGTATGTCCTTCTTTAAATTTTTCAAAAGTATATTGTTTGTAAATTGCAGAATCTATTTGCTTTAGAAAATTATTAAAGGATATGTTTATCCCACAATTATGACATTTATAGTTTGTATTATTTTTTACTTGATATAGATACCCTCTTGCTTTATTCTTATTTTTTTGCGAATCTCCACAAATTGGACAACGAAAATTGTAGAGATTAGGTTTTACTCTTTTAAACTTTTGAAATCTAGAAGAAATCAAATTGATGTATTTAACATCAACAAAATCCATAACCAATCCCTGTGAGTCAGTCTATTCTACCAGAATATCAAATCTTGTCAACACACAAAACGGTTATAAGTCCGGTCCATTTTATAACCGAATTTGTTATTTTTTGGATCGCATAAATTGTTGTTTTGTTTTTAGTCTTCATGGCAACTTGTGCCAATTCTAAGACTATTTATTCCTAACTTTTTCTGTCAAAGAATTTATTGAGACAGATATAAAATCTGTTACAACTGGAAAAAATAATAAAGAAAGAGCTACAACTCCTGCTACCATCCACCTAAATTTTGAAAGTTCATCAACCTTTACTTCCAATTTTCCAATCTTTTCATTTGTGTCTTCGTCACTTCTAACACAGTTGAAGATTCTTTCGTCATGAACAGCAAGCATTTTACAGATATTTTGATTAGTTTCACTCAAAGTTTGAATGGCAGCATCTACACGCTCTACCATTTCTTCGTGTATCTTTACTCTTTCTTCAAGAACAGCAACTTTAATCTTTGAGTCTTGGCCGAACATTGTTTTACTGCGATGGTTTCTTTTTCATCCAGCGTTTGCGGGATCCCACTCCTAAAGACGCATATTTCTTTCTTCTTGTTAATCCCATTACAGGATCGAAACCAGCTTTAATTTTTGGATCACCTGAACCCGTATATCCACCATTTCCAACTGCCATCATTTCCTCTTTCAAGTTTTTATAGTTACGAAATGCTTCAATAATTTTATCCAATTTACTGTTTTCCATTATAGACCTTTCGAAGTTCGGATAAACAATTTATATCAACTTGAACATCATGAATAAAACATTTAGGATATTCTGGCAATTTATTTAAAAAAATAATAAAAGTTTTCATCACTGACCACAATTCTTTTTCTATTTTATAGAATAACATAGGAGTAGCAGCATCACCAAAAATATTATATAAAATAATAAAATGATTCAAAAGCAAATGAGTTTTTAATTCACCACTATTCTTATATCTTTTAAGAAGACGTTTGATGTACTTAAAGTGATTTAAGTCTCTATCAAAGTCTTCTTTTGTTACTGCTTGCGGATTTTCATAATTTTTAATCGCAAATAAAAGAAAATTTTCTTCGTTCAGTTCATTAAAAATCATATTCTATTAGAATGGTGGATATGTTGGAGAATTTCCTGTTGTTATTCCAGACATAGCAACAAGAACCTCAGATTTAACTCTGATATTACCTTCAGAATCTCTATATGTAGTAACTCCAACCCAACCTGCATGAGTTAGTTTGAAACTAGTTGCGCGAGCAGCTTCTACTCCAGCGTCTTCAATACCAATAACAGAAGTTTCATGACCACCCGTTACTCTAGAGAAAGTAACTGTTGCGCCGGTTGCAATTCCCGAAGCAATGGTGGAAGCAAGAGAAACGCTAGTTGCTCCAACAGTTGTTACAACTTTAGAGATTGCGCCACTAGTAAAGGTGTCTCCTGCAAGTACTCCAGTCAAAGAGTTTACAAAAACAACGTTAGTTCCAATTCCAGCATTTGTTGTAGCAGCAGAAACAAGAACTGTAATTGTTTCTGTAGAAGATCCAGTAGACTGATTTAAGTGACTATCAAGAACTGCAAATTTTGGAGATTCGCTGATTTCAAACTGAACTCCAGATATCGCATCTCCACTCAACCCGGCAGTTGATGCGATTGAGAGTACGGTTGTACTTGCAATTCCAACGATTACAGCATCGCCATAATTAACACCAAAAGCAGTGCCAAATCTAATCACATCTCCAGTTGCAGCAGCACCTACCTGCCCAAAAGTTGTTCCACTACCAGTTACAGTAAGGGTTGCATAATCAAGAGATACTGTTCCACCAGAACCTTTAGCATCATTATTTCCCCAGAGTGCCATGTTCTTTCTTCCGTAAAAGTTATTTGCTATAAGATATTTATAAAAAAGGGAGACGTTACTTTTGGTCTCCCTTGCGTAAAACTACTTTTAAAAAGTGAGTTATTAAATCGAGTAATCCATTTTCTTCAAATCTTTTTGTTTTTGCTAACCACTCAGAAGCAGTTAGCAGAAGACCTAGGACTATGGTTACTCCCCAGTTAGTTACAAAACATGTAATCATGCTTGTGGTGTAAAGAGTTTATCTTTTACCAGGTCATAAACTACATTATCAATACTATTATCTGTACTATCAACATACTTTTTAAGTAGGTCGAGAACAAGATTTTTAACTGCTGGATGTGTTGCAATTTGAATTAGAAGTGGTTTTACCACTGCTACTACTGCGCCCATGATTACCTCCATAAGAAGAGTATCCTGGGCTATTTAGCAATCAATCTCTTGCAGAATAATAAGGTTCTCTTGCTTTGGTTTCTTGTTTTTCTTTTGAAGTTAGTCCATGCTTCATAACTCTAGAAACTTGTTGTTTTGCTCTTCTGTTACGAGTTTCTGATTCAGTTTCCTTAGCACCCTTCACCTTAGGTTCTTGACGAGAACCAGGATAATTTTTTTTATGTTCTTTCTCTGCTTTATGTTGTAGGTCGGTGATACCAGCTTTAAGTCTAGTTTCTTTACCCTTTTGGGCAGCAGCAAAAGACTTCTGTGCAGATACAGATCTTTCTTGCTTGTTCTGCGATAAAACAACTCCTCTCTTAGCAGCAGCTGTTGCTTCTGTTACTGGGTTTTGGTCCGTCTCAGAATTTTTCTTCTTTGCTAAAGATTGTTTTCTCAACTGAGCTATTTGCATATCCAATTGAGTTTTTTGTCTCTGCTTTTGAAGTTCTTGAGGACTGAGCGAAATTTGATCGGTTACACCTTCAGCAACTTCCTTTGCTCTAGCAGTTGCAGTTGCATACATTACATCCTTTGCTCTACCTCCATAACGAGATTTAAATCCAGATAGATTTTTCTTCATAGATTTAACAATCTCTTCTCTTTTCTTTTTTTCTGCGGCAGTCAAAGTTTTTTCATCCAATTCTTCAATTTCTTTAAATTCTAACAAATTTCCACCATTCTCCTCAACAAAAGAATTGAGTTGCTCACTATTTAAGGTTGGATTAATTTTTATAGTATTGGAAACTTCTTTTTCTTTTATCATTACATCATCACTTTTCTTTGTACTAGTATTTTTAGATTTTTCTAGTACTTCAATCAAATCCATTCTCCAATTAGAGAAACCTTCTTTTACTGAAGATTTTTTACTAATTGCTGCACCACGAACTTTTCTGCGGTTTAAAAGATACTTATCGGTCTTATCATGATCACCATCATTGTCAATGTCCTTATCTTCTTTACCAACAGGATCAAGTCCTTTGCCAGATTTTGTTTTCTTTGTATATTCTCCTCTCTCAGATTCACCCTCATATGGTTTCCCATACTGAGTCATTTCCACAGAAGAAATATTTGGATTAGATCTCAACTGATTAATTTTCTCTCTTGTTGCATATCTAACATATGTTTTTCCACTACTCTTGTCAGTTACCCTAACTTTAAATTTTTGGTCGCCAGACTCTTCTTTAACTGAAACAGCGCCTGAAGAAGAAATTCCAAGTTTTTCTTTAACTGCATTCTTTTCTGGTCCAGGCATACTAGTATTTCCCATATACTGAGTATATGCTTGATCTACCTTTAGACCTTCTCTTCTAGCTCTATATCGAATATCATACACAGCCTGCCTTACTCTTTTGGCAGAGGATTCTTCATCGTCCTTTCCCTTTTCTACCTTAGGAGCAGAAGACGAATTATTTTTTCCTAGTTGTGGTTTTAACACCTCAGTCGCATATACTAGAGAGATGTCGTTAAGAGGATTTAAAGACATTTTACAATTTTACTTTTTTACTTTATTAGTATTTATGAAATCAAGAAACGCTCTGCCTCCTGATTGCAAATTTTGTTTTCCCAAAGAAGATCCCTTTGCTTGTTTTGAGGCATATTTTAAATACCCACCAGTTCCAATAAGAGTATTTGGTTTTCCTGGTTCTCTATAAATTCTATCAACATTCTTTTCAGAATATTCCATCACATCCTTAATCCACGACTTAAACATAACATTATCTTCAGTTACACATATAAGGTAATTAGTTCCTCTTCTAATTATTCTACCAACAAGACCGGTATTTAAATTTTCTACAAACTGACCAACATTAAAAATGTTGTTGGATATATAATTTTCTCTTAGAGTTGTCCAATCAAACTTAGGAGCAATTTGCCAAAGTCTCCAACCTTCAGAAATCTTCATAGATTTTCTAAGTGTATTGTAAAGTTGCTTGGCGTCTTTATCATCAAAAGTTTTTGGAACTCCAGATCTAAATGTTGCAAAATCACCCTCTGCTGCTGCCTTTCTAAGTTTAGATGCAGACATTCCCTCTACGCCTTCAGCATCAGGATCTCTAGCTCCAGCAGAAACAACATTTATCTCACCAAAATCATACAACTTTCCATTATATTGATTTGCTAATTTATCAAATTCTGCTTGACGATCAGATCCAACAACAATATTAACTGAAGAATATCCATCAGCATGAGCTTGCTTTAGCACATCAAATATAGTTTTTGAATTTGAATCATTAACAATTCTTTCTCCATGCTTTGGATACATTTTACGCATGATTGAAATTTTAGTATCCGGATCCAATGGATTCTTTTTGGCGTCATTAGATCTAGATGGGTAAATTTTGTATTCCCCTTTATCGGCTACTTTTTCTACTGCGTCTAAAAGTTTTTCGTGCCCAATAGTAGGAGGATTAAAACGACCAAATGCTATAGTTAAAACTCCCTTATCTTTCTTTGGAGGTTCCTCTGTTGGTACTTCTTGTGGTTGCTGTACTTGTGTTGCTGCAACTTGTTGATTTGCTTGAGTTCTTATCTGAGGTCCGTCTTTTTGCCCTATTCTCTGGTCTTTATTATAAAATTTTAATTTACCACCCTCAGTCTTAGCGACAAATTCTCCATTTTTATCATACCAACCACCATGACCATCTCCGGTTAATCCAAGACGAGTCGCTTGCATAACAGCAAGAGATTTACTTGCTTCAGATAAAAATCGTGAAAAACTTTTCATATTTTATGTTGATATAATTATATTTATTATTTCCAGCGATCTGGTCCAAAAGTTTTTTTCGCTGCTTCTTTTTTATAAAGATTTGCAAAACTATTCTGCTTAACTGACATAAAAACTTGAAATTGAGGTTCTCCAGTAAGTGCTCCCTTATATCTAACTTCAAGCATAACAACACTTATGGGAGATCCCGGTTTCCCTATCAACATTTCATAGAATAATTTAGCAGCAGTTGCAGCAGGTTCAAATGCATGAAATTTATCAGTTTGCTTTACAATTCTATATTCGGTTGCATCTGGATCAGAAAAAATCTTTCTAAAAATTTCTGATGTGAGTCTTCCTTCTTTTTCTAATGGCGGTTTAACTTCAAATATTTTTCCATTTTTGTAATCGCCTTCACCAGTTATTAGACTGAAATGAAATGCAGTATCTGATAGATATGTGTCTAGGTTTATTTTAAAAATAGTATCTAAAAAATCTGCGAAGAATTCTTTATTATTGTCAAAGTTTTTAATAAAGACTCTATCCATTTCTTCAAAATAAATGTTAGGGTTAGATATATATTTTCCTTGACCCCTTAACATTTCACTCTTTTCTTTTTGATCCGTAAATTCAGTATTACATGCTTTCAAAACTTCTTTTATTGGCATCTTAACAATATCTTTTCCTTTATATGAAGTATTGCCAACTTTAACTTTCAAAGCACCTCTAAAAAAATTTAATTTGGCATCTTCTATTTTTTTATGTTCGGATTGTGGAATACTTTTTGTCAGAAATCCTTTAGCGCCATAAGCTGGTTTATTCAATAGAGTTGGTTCTGGTTCACCAATACCTCTTTTTTTCAAACTCAATCCCCAATAATGAGTCGCTTCATTTTTTCCTTTAGTTTGAAATTTAACTATAATATCAGAAGAATTATAGTTTTGAATTGTTTTTGGTCCAACACTGAATTTTTTAATTTCTTGAGCCCATTTAGTTCCTGTTTGCCAGACCTCTTTGACTTCAGCATTTCCAATTTGTTCTATGACATAGTTTGAAACTGATACAGCCTTTGCAAGATTAACTAAATCTGGTTCAGTTTTATCAGAATCAGTATAAAAACCATTCAATCCTGCAGCACCTACTATTTTGTTTGCAGATTTATATAAATTGTTTACTATTTCAGTGTATTCTTCTACGGCATTTTTTTTAGTATTAATTGTAGTATAGTCAACATTTATCTTTTCTCTTATCAAAATAGCCGTCATCAATTCGTGAGGATCTTCTCTAGATCCACCAGATCCATTTGACATTCCCTTTGATTGAAGAAGAATTGTTATTGCTGCTCTATTCTTTCCTTCTTCTGTTGCCTTTATAATGTAAGATTTAATTCCTGTCCCAGCAACAACTTCTTCAGTATATGAAAATGTATATGCAACTTTTGGTGGTATCAATTCTATAATTTTTTCTTCTAATTCAGATTGCCTATTTTCTATATGAGATTTAAATTTACCTCTCAACCAGTCTCTTTCTTTTTTAGATCTAATTCTTGGTCTAAGAATTACAGTAGTCTGACTTTTTGCGAAAAGCATGTCTTTGGAATTATCATTCCAGTCATCAATTTCCCTATCCCCTCCCCTAACAGATATTGATGAGAAAAAATTCCCAAGGTCACCAAAGACTTGGGAGGAATTTTTAATAATTATTTCTGCGGCAGACATTTATTATTACTTTTTCAAGTATTTAGAAATGGAGAATAGGGGACTCGAACCCCTCACCCCCGCCGTGCAAAAGCGGTGCTCTACCAAATGAGCTAATTCCCCAAGTTCAGATATTATAAACCCCCTTAACTAAAAAGTCAAGGGGGTTAAAACAACCTTCTGATTTATTTATCAGAGACCCTTAGCATGTCTAGTTTTACCACTCTCATCAGTCCAGGTTTCCCTTTCTTTTCTTGGAGTGACATAACCTACACCAGGAACAGCACCAGTCTTACCTTGTGCTCTTGCCTCATTTCTTGCTGCTGCTCTTTGTGCTGCTCTCTTACGATTCTTCTCATAATTTGTCATTGCTTCATCAAGCCATGCCTCAAATGATTCCTTAGCAATCTCACCCATTGCCTTTTGCTTACGAAGTTTCTTAGGATTCTTGGTTACTGAACCCTCTCCATATTTGGTTTCTAAATCAAAAGCACGCTCAGACCTTCTTTCTGTTCTCTCATCGGCGTCCATCTTACCTCTAGTACTAAAAGGTCTAGAAGATTTCTTGCCTCCAGAAAGACCTCTAGAAAGCATATCCTGTCTTTTCGTTTGCTTTTCTGCTGCCTTTACTTTTCTAGTTTTTTCACCCTTTTGTGAATACTCACTTGCAGGTTTGTTTCTTCTATCATTAGCCAATTTACCCATTGCTTCTTTTGCTTTGGGGGTTTGGCCATAAGAACCTTCTGCTTCATCTAAATAGATATCAAGCATTTCATCCCAAGTATAATCGGAAAGATCATATCCCTCATCCACAAGTTCATTTACCCAAAGTTCAAATTCTTCCTTAGCAAATTCGCCCATTGCTTTTTGCTTACGGAGTTTCTTAGCACTCTTGGTTACGCCACCAGGACCCTGTGAAGGATAATCGTGATCTTGACGAGTACCTACACCATGAGCAGAACCTGCTCTTGCTCTTTCTCTATCATCAGAAGTTAGTCCCTTTCTTGGAGAATCATAAGAAGAAGTTCTATTTGCAGGATTAGTTCTTCTTAGCATCTTCTTGAGGAAAGGCTTTCTCTTTGCAGACATTTTAGTTTGTTTTGCTGCACTATATGCCTTTGGTGTTGCACCATATGAACCCTCTGCTTCATCAAGTTCAAACTCTTCACCAAGAATAATATTAATTGCTTCTTCATCAATCAGGTTAGCCATCATCCACTCTGCTTCTTCTAGAGTTTCTGCATATCCTTCAACATAAAGAAACTCAAGAACTGTCTCAAAGATATCAAACTCTTCTCTATTAAGTTGCTTTTTCTCAGCAGGAGTCAGAGCACCTCTTTGCGCTCCTCTTGCTGCTTGCTTTTCTTTTACTGCAGGATCGTTTGACTTATGTGCATATCCATGAAGACCAGGAGATGATGAAGTTGTCTTACGGAAATCACCTCTTTGCTTTCTAGCAAGGTCTTGTCTTGCCTTTGCTTTCTTAGCATCACCGAATGTTGATTTCTTTTCAAGTGCAGATGCTCTATCAGCAGCCTCACCACCACCAGTTGACTTAGCAATCTTGTTACGAATTGCAGTCTCATCATAACCACGCTTCGCCATTGCTGTTGCTTCATCAATATCTTCTTGGGAAGCATACACTTCTGAATATGCTTCGATCAATCCGAGTAGTTCTTTAGGATCCATTTTTTACAAATACTTTTTTAGTTATTTATAAAAATAGTCAAAAAGACTTCAAGCATGGTTTAATCAAAGAGTGTGCTTTTCAATCTCCTTGTCAAGTTGCACGATTACAGATCGAATATCAGCAACACGAGGGGGAATACTAACTTCATCATAAGTATATCCTTTCTGAGCATCAAATAAGACTTGACGAACTGCCGCAGCAGTCCGAACATCGATTGAAATAGTTACGCTAGTTTCTTTAGTCATAGATCTCCCTCCACACGATTTTCAGAACGATAAACATCAAAAGCACCTTCAGGATAACGAGCACTCAGTTTTTCAAAATTCATTTGAAGAATTTCTTCAAAATTAGTATCAAGCGCCATAAATGCCTGAGACAGATACCAACAAATATCACCAAGTTCTCGCTTAAGATGAAATGTTGCTTCCTGGTTATATGGTTTACCTTGAAGGAACACTTTTTTCACAACTTCAGTAAATTCACCAGCTTCGGCACTAATACCAAGAGCAGCGGTCAAAAGACGAGGAACATCTACATCATTTTCGACTTCAAGTTCAGTAAAACGAGCAAGAAGATCTGCATAGTTAGTACTTGCGGCACTTGTGGTTTGGCGGACAAATTCAATATATTTGTTTGTATCAATAACTTTATTTTCTGTCATAGTAGATTTTCTATTTTAATAAAAGTGAATCATTTTTGTAATCCCCATTTTAGTATAGGAGGATTTAAGTCAATTGTCAATGTATGGAAAAGGTAAAAATACAGGTAAACCTCATGATTCCAGGAGGTGGCCATTTTATTGTGTGATAGTACTTCCCATTGAAACAAATTATTTTTCCTTTTTGTGCGGATATTTCATGTTTTATCGTGAACCTTTCAGAGATTTCATATGCAGTTTTTTCACCGTCATACTGCTGATCAAATATAATTGTAGATCCATTGTATTTTGATACTTGAGGTATATCATTAAGATACATTATTAAGTTCATGTGTTCATATTCATGATCAACATGAGGATCTCCCATTACAGAAAGATCATGATTTGTTGTTAAATTTATTGACGATCTATAAATTTGATCTACTTTTAAATTATGCTTATTGCAAAATTGAAGAAAAATTGCATAAAATGGATAAAAGTAGTTTGAATTTATACTTGGATCTTCTGTTTTTGGATTATACCTAGGAATTAGAGTATGTCCCAAAAATGGATATTTTTCTAATGCTGAAGATTGATTTATATACCAAGGAAAATTTTCATTACTAATAATATTATCAAGTTCTTCTTGATTGGAAGGACCAATAAAATTTTCATCAATAATAATATCAAAATTATTCATTCAAACTTAAATCCGTCAAATTGTTTTTTATATTTTTTTGTCTCGGAATTTTCCCTATAATCTTCGTCACCATAATTCTTAGAATCTATAATGTCATTTTGAGCAGATTGTTCACAATCATATAGACGCATTTTTGCCCTATCAATACCAATCACAAAACGTTTGTAAATTGTAGGGTCATTATAACGATTCTTGAGTTGTTTTACAAGAATCTGTCCCAACTCTTCCAACTCTTCAGTGCTAATAAGGGCAAACATAAGATCAGCAGTAGCAGGGAGACCAAAGGACTCAGAAGTATCAGTAAGTTCAACATCGCTACTACCATAACCGCTACGAGTGGTTTGAGTAGCAGATACGATTGGTACGTTGAATTCAACTGCAAGTCCTCGCAATTCTTCAGCAATTGCCTTGACAAATGTATAAGAATTGATGTTGCTATTTCCGCGATACCTGCTGGAAGAACAAATATTAAGGTAATCAATGAAAATAATATCAGGTCTAAATGACTTCTTAAGTGCAAGTTCATTAAGAAGCGACTTGAAATGTCCAGCATGTGCGGAGGCAGTTGGGTATTCTTTAATTATAAGAGTACCTTGAGTTTTCTTTGCAAGACTTGTAACCTTATTCTCAAACATTTGCTTAGGAAGATCGGCAATGTCTTGGATATTAACATTCAAGAGGTTTGCGTCAATTCTTTCAGCAATGCGTTCTTCTGCCATTTCCAACGTAATGTACAAAACGTTCCGTCCTTGGAGCAAGACGGAGCTAGCCACATGGCACATGAATAGAGATTTCCCGACACCCGTACCAGCAAGAGCGATGTTAAGAGTTTTGTTAGGGAGACCACCTTTCGTGATTTTATTAAAGTATTCAAGATCAAATTCAATTTTATCCTCCTTTTTGTGGTATGCTTCATATCTTTGTTCATAATCTTGCAAATAATCATGTCCGATATGCGTATCGAAACTTACAGCAAGAGCATCAGAAAGAATAGAAGGGATACTATCACGATTCTTCTTTTCATCTTTACCATCAGCAATATGAATCGACTCCATAAGTGCCAAGTAAATGGCACGATCACGACACCACTTTTCGGTAGTATCGATTAACCAATTAAACTCAGCAGGAACGTCCTCTAAAGAAGAAATCAAATGAATGATTTCTTTAAAAGAAGAATCATTAATGTCTTGACGTTTCTCTACCTCGATACAAAGAACTTCTTTGGTTGCTAATTGATTATACTCCTGAATAAAAGAAAGTATTTCCTCAAAAACAATTTTTTGATTAGGATCTTCAAAATATTCAGATTTTAGAAATGGTATTACTTTTCTGGTATATTCTTCATTGTGTAACAGGTTTCTAAGAATTAGAAACTCAACTTTCTCCATAACTGAATTCCTTACGTGCGATTTCGTCCAATTGTTGCATTACTTCTTCAGTAAAATATTCTTCAGGATTAGCAAGAATCTGCTTTGCATAGATCTTTTTACCATCCATCTCATAGCGTCCTGCTACATTCTTCCAGAGTCCACCAATCTCACCAAGTTCCAAAAGACCATAGTAACGATCAAGACCGCGCTCATCATAATACAAACGGACTTCAACATCTTTATTCTCCTTACTCAAACGCGATTTAGCAGTCTTAGCTTTGATAATATTTCCGACCACTTCCGTTCCATCCTTTTCTTTCTTTTTGCTGAGATAAATGATCGTACTTGCTGCGTATTTGAGTCCAGAACCTCCTCCCATTTCTTTAGTTGGTACGTAAGCTCCGA